TGCGGCTCTGTTTTTACTACAGAAATCGGCAAGCCTGGGTATTGATTTAGCCACGCCAAAACTTTCCGGTCAATCTTGCTGCGCTCTGACGCAGAGACAGACAACCTCTGTTTTTCATTTGAGCTCATGCAATGTTGCCTCCTTTGCCACACGCAGCCATTTGGGAAGATTCTTTGCTTTGCTGGCTTCAAACCAATAAGATTGCGCTTTGCGGTGCATAGAACGCCGTATCTTAAGGTCCCGATCTGTCGGCTTTAGCTTTGCTCCCTTGCGGAATCGGATTACCTCTGTCCCATCCTCACTCACAATGCGCATGGGGCCTTTCCCGGTTGCAGAATCCACCATGACTTTGCCGTAATAGAGATAGCGGGCATATGGGCCCGGGTATATCACCTCCGAACCGTCAACCCGTGTCCGTGTATCCAGGCTGCCTGTCAACGCCGGCACATACGGCGACGTGTCTTTTCTCACTTGGAGTGCCACAGTATGCTCCGCTTTAGTACATCCCTCAGCCAGCTTGTCCTTGATGGACTCTAAGCCATCGGTGTGCACCGTGAATTTCAGCACTTTATTTCCCCCCGACTTCCCAGTGCGACATATCCCCACCGAAGTCTTTAAAATCTACCTTTGTCACGTCATACACGTCGTCATAGGCGGCCTCTATAGTCTGTACTGTCCAGTCCGGGTGTACTGCTTCCCCCTTGACAAAAAAGCAGTTGCGGCTCACAGAAAGGGTCCATAGGGAGGATTTATCATCCGATCGCCAGAACTCAATAGGGCCAATGTACCGCTTTGCCGCACCGGTCACACCGTCCACGGCCTCCACGCTGACCGGAATATAGAGGATTACCGCGTCCGCACCCTCTAAGCCGCTTTTCGCCACGTTAGAGCCCTTGGAAGCATCCAGGAGGACCCCACGCAGTACTGTGATATGATTGACTAGGGATGGTTCAAAATTGTTCTCAGGGAGCTCCGTGGTTTCTGTGTTATAGACTGTCACAACATGGGGGAACATATCCACAGCCGCACCTCCTCCCACGATACAGGAGTCCCGTACCGGCCAAATACTGACTAGCAACATTGGCAAGCAATTCCTGGGCGGAGGAGGCGGAGGCTGTTGCTTGTGCAGCACTGTCCCCAGCGCTTCTGTAGGTCTTGGACCAGCTGCCAACAGTCTGACTTTGCAGCTCACCCCCCTCAGAAGAGAGGGAGGAGGACAGTGCTTTTTGTGCCAACGCTCGCGCTGTATCGATGACTTGGTACTGCTCCGAAACAGCGCAGCACGCCATTTTTATGGCATCCAGGTCTGAGTTTTGGGCCGCCCGGCCCTGCGTGTAGTAATCCAAAAAGGAACTTGCACGCAGAGACAGGTGCGGAAAGTCGGCCTCTTTAATGGCTGTCCCCAGATATGTGGTTGTGTAATACTCATAGTCTGCGTAAGCCATTGCAAAGCCTCCTTTTAGGTCGATTTTGTGACGTTTACGGAATAAACTTTCTGGGCCGTCCCGTTTTTCACCGTAATGGTCAGGGTGTTTGCGCCGTCCACCCACGTTGCGGCGGTGCCGTTTTCAACCGGCGCACCGCCGTTCAGGATGGTGACTGTGGCGTCCTCATCCTTCGGTGTAGCGATCACCGTATTGGTCGCATTTGTGGTTGTGGCTGTGTACTCCGTCGTGTCTGGGTCAAACGGCGGAGTAAGCATCAGCGCGCCAATCGTCAGCCCCGAGAGGCGCGCACTCATTCCCCCGCCGGGGCGTAGACGGCAAACGGGAAAGCCTTGGTATTCCCGACATTATAAGCGTTGATTGGGTTGGGGATTTCCCACCCCAGACGCATGACCGCGCGGAGCGCCACCATATCGTTTTGCATCAGGTTATAGAGGATGTTTCCGGTGGTGGGGTCCTGCACCACGCCGCTGTCGAAGATCTTGAAGGTCATATTCTGACGGATCGCATAAACCAGTTGGCTCCAATCGCCCACAATAGCGAGGGACTCCTCCGGATCATAAGCACCGTTTACGGGGAAATACATGGACATACCGTCCAGGGCATAGCGGGTATCTCCCTGCATATCGGTCTTAAAGATGGGCTGACCGTTCTTGTCCAC